AAAGCCGTCGATGTTGCCATAGCTTTTGGCCAGGGTAGAGCGTCGCGGGATGAATTAGATACCGCTGCCCATGCCGCTGACGCTGCCCGTACCGCTGCCTATGCCGCTGACGCTGCCCGTACCGCTGCCTATGCCGCTGCCTATGCCGCTGCCGCTGCCGCTGCCGCTGTCTATGCCGATGCCGCTGCCGATACCCATGCCAATCGGCAGCAAACCGCTGACATTTGCCGCAAGTACATCGGTGATTTGATTATTAAAAAAGTTAACCAACACCTAAACCAAACCAAACCAACCAATGAAAACCTTTAATCAATACCTTAAATCATTAGAAGCCTGCCAGACCGCCATTGATTGGGCTGGCGATAAAACAATTGAACAGGTCGTAGCCGACTGTCACCGTGGCGACTGGCTGCTATGGCTTGCGAAGAAATGCGGCGTTGAACTGCAACCGCTGACCCTTGCCAAGGGTCATTGCGCCAACACGGTGCGTCATTTGATGAGTGATGAGCGCAGTGTTAAAGCCGTCGATGTTGCCATAGCCTTTGGCGAGGGCAGAGCTACGCGGGATGAATTAGATGCCGCTACTGCCGCTGCCTATGCCGCTGCCTATGCCGCTACCGATGCCGCTGCCGCTACCGATGCCGCTGCCTATGCCGATGCCGCTACCTATGCCGATGCCTATGTCGCTGCCGCTTACGCTGCCGCTGCCGCTGCCGCTGTCGCTGCCGCTGCCGCTGTCGCTGACGCTGCCTATGCCGATGCCGCTGCCGCTTACACTGCCGCTGACATTTGCCGCAAGTACATCGGTGATTTGATTATTGAAAAAGTTAACCAACACCTAAACCAATCGAACCAATGAGCAGAGAGCGCCAATTTTCACACTTCTACCCAATCCCGCACAACGGCGGCTTCATTGAACCAATAATCCACATCGAATATGAGGCGCACGATTGGAATCACGAACACGCTGGCAGCATCGACGTCATTGACGCTTGGGTGTCAAGTTTCAAGTACATAAAACTTGACATAACCACACCCGAAGTCAAAGTCGGGGAAGTTCCTCCAGTGCTATTTGAATGGAAAAAAGCCGTGATGAGCGACAGTGAAACAGAAAGTGCGCAGGCATGGCTGGATCAGACACCGCTCGACTTCTTCCACGACGCAGCATTTGAGAACGAGTGCCAAGAATGGCAAGAACCAACCTTATCTTTACAACCTTAAACCAAAAAATTTATAAACCCAACCTAATTTTATGAGTACATACCAAAAGAAAGAGGGCGACATCAGCGTCTTCACCAACCACTCCGACAATGCCAACGCACCATCGTGGAAGGGCAACCTACTGCTCAACGGCGTCGAATACCAAGTCGCGCTGTGGCGCAAGCAAGGCGCTAAGGGCGAGTTCTTGGCCGGCAACGTGCAGGTCAAGCAGCAGCCATCGCCGAACAGCGCGGACTACTACGCTGGCAAGCCGAAGGCAGAATCGCACAATAACCTAAACATCCAAGACAATGGCAGCGACCTCCCATTCTGACCTCGGCTTAAAGCTAAGCCTGCAAATCGATGGCAAGCGCATCAGCATCGAAAGTGACGACAGCGACCTCACCGCTACTGAACTGGCGGAGTTGTTTTACGACCTTGCGATTGCCGCAACGTACGTCGACAACAACATCATTGACGCGATGCGAAATGTTGCAGACGAACACGACAGGCGAGGTCGCAATATGACTTAATGTTGTATATTTGTAATAGAGTTTGCCAGCGAGGTCGTAGCCGCTTGTAGACGTAAGCAAAGCCGCTACCTTGGCCTGCCCCGACTGCTACGACCAGTCGGGGCTTTTTTTTACCTAAACAATAAACTATGAGAAAATCATTTATCTTCTACCGCACTTTTTTTAACGCGGTGCAGCACCTGCCTGACGCAGAAAGGTTGCAAATCCTAATGGCGATTATTAGCTACGCACTGGACGAATCAGAGCCGGAACTACCATCGCATCTGCAAGCTTTATTTGAAGTGGTACGCGGAAACCTTGACAGTTCAAAGGAGAAGTACGACCGAGGCAAAAAGGGTGGCAGACCTACATCAGGTTTTGACAACGGAAAACCTAAATCAATTCAGGTTTCCACATCGGAAAACCTAAATGCGTTTAGGTTATCTGAAGAGAAAACCAATGATAATGATAATGTAAATGAGAATGTAAATGAGAATGCAAATGCATATGTAAATCATAATGTTAATGATAATGCGCACGAATCGTGCATAAATGACATTGCCTTTATTGAATTGTATGCAGTGCAGCTGAAAACGACAAAGGATGAGATAATTCGATTGATAGACTTTTTCAACAACCACTGCAAGCTGACGGACAAAGCGCACGCCAACATCAGCGAGTACAAACGACACTTCAACCATTGGGTAAGATACCAAGACGTAAAGCCGCTACCCAAGAAGCAGCCGTGGGAAGATCCGATAGCCTACGAAAACGAAGTCCGCCGCAAGCTTGGTAAACCTCCAGTGCAATGAGCGATACGACCATCATAGGCATCATGATGCAAGACCGCAACGCGCTGGCGGAGGGTATTGCGTTCATTGAAAACAAGGTCGACTTCTTCGACGACTCCCTCATGCAGCAACTGTTTCAGGTGATGCAACAGCTGTACATTGAAAATAAGCCTGTCGACATTATGACGCTGGCAATAGCCTGCAAGAAGGATCAGCGATTCCCGAAGGATATGGCAATACGCCTCACCGAGATCGACATGAAGGCGGCAGGCCACGCGCACCTGACTACCCACCTCGTGGATCACTGCGAGGACTGGGTGAAGCGCAAGTTGCGCCAGGCGCTACTCGACGCAAACGAACATCTGAAGCAGAACGCCATGTCATCGCTGGAGATCATGCAGTTGCACACCTCGAACCTCGAAGCGCTCGACGCCATGCTCACCGGCAACCAGCTGCCAACGCTGAAACGCACCGCATCAGCCGTAATGACTAAGCTGATAGACAAACGCGAAGGCAGGGCAGAGGCAGGCATCAGCACCGGCTACTCATCCGTTGACAAAGTGCTTGGCTACCTTATGCCTTCAACGCTGAACATCATAGCCGCGCGGCCTGCAATGGGCAAGACCGCGTTCAGCCTGTCGCTGGCCGTCAACATGGCTAAGGCTGGCAAACGCGTCCTGTTCCTCTCGCTGGAGATGAGCGACGAAGAGTTGGTGGTGCGCATGCTCTCGCAGCTTGCCGAAGTTCACAACACCATGATCCTCAAGACACCTGCCCGGCTGTCAGATCAGCAGGTCGATAAGCTATTCAAGACCTGCGACGAAATAGCCAAGCTGCCGATGACCGTGGTTGACGACGGTGACATGCGCATCGGTAAAATCAAAAGCTACATCCAGCGCACCAACGCCGAGGTCGTATTCGTCGACTACCTGCAGATCATAACGCCGTCAATACCTGCCCACATTGCTAACCAGAACCAGTTCTTCGAAGACCTAACCCGCGACCTTAAGATCATAGCCAAGGCACACAGGCTGCCGATGGTCGTGATGAGCCAGCTATCACGCGCCAATGAAAGCCGCGCCAACAAGCGTCCGATGCTTTCCGACCTACGCAGCAGCGGAGGCATCGAGCAGAACGCAGACACAGTTACCTTCCTCCACAGGCCGAAATACTACGACAAAGAGCTTGAGGATGACAGCACCGAAATCATAATCGCCAAGAACCGCAACGGAATGGTCGGTGAATGTAAACTGAAATTCATCGATATTTACACAACCTTCGCCGAGGTTCAATCGGTCTATCAATACCCACGCAATCAGTTCTACCAAACCGAAGACAAAGATGGCATCCCATTCTGAAGCCAATTTGCAGAAAGCCTGCTTCAAGCTATTCTGCAAACTCAAGCCGCGTGAATACGGCTTGCTTTACCTGAACCACAACAACGCCGCCAATGCGATACAGGGCGCAATCCTGAAAGGGATGGGCATGGTCGCAGGTGTGGCCGATATGACATACCTGACCAACCCGGTAACCTTCCTTGAGTTCAAGGTCGCCAAGGGCAGGCAGTCGGAGGCGCAGAAGAACTGGCAGCAGCTGGTCGAATTGCACGGCTACCGTTACATCATCGTAAGAACGCAGGCGGAGTTCTGCAAGGCAGTAGGCATTGAACTGATGGGCGTATGACCAAACAACAACGTGAATTCTACTACTACGCCGAACAAGTGACCAAGCACACTAAGATCGGATTGCGTCAGATGCAAAGCCAAGACCGCCACCGCGACATCACCGAATCGCGGCAGTGCCTGATGTACCTGCTTAAGTTCAAGATGAAGCTGACGCTGATGGAGGCGGGCGAACTGATGCGCCGCCACTACTCAACGGTGCAACATGCGCTTCAAGTCATCCAAGACATCCAGCGTTATCAGGGCAAGTACCTGTGGCTCGACAAAGTGAGGCCGTACCAGAACCACAACATCAGACCAAAAGATACTATGTATATTTGCGACCAATGTGGAGGCACGCACAATCATACTAACGCTTTACACGAGCGGCAAGCTGCGGCAGATAGCACGCCAGCTGGCTACGCCTGACCTTGCGCCAGACCTTGAACATGAACTCGTCATCAGACTCTATGAAAAGCCAGCCGAAAAGATCGAAGCCATGCACGCCGGAGGCTACCTCAAATTCTACATCGTGCGAATGGCTATCAACCTTTACCGAAGTCGAAACTCTAAATTTCAACGCGACTTCCGACACAATGAACTGCGCGAGGAAATCGCCGATCAGCAGCTGGAGGCAGCTGATGAGCCGTATGATGCAAGGCCTGATGCAATATTTAACCGGGCGCTCGAAGTCATGGATGGCTGGGCAAAAGCCGGCGCTTACCCATACGACAAGCAGCTATTCCTCCTATGGCTCGAACTGGGTAACAAGAAACTCATCGAGCGACTCACCAAGATACCTTGGCGATCAATTTCGTACACAATCAACAACTGCAAACAACGACTAAAACATGAACTTGGATCTGATTACTATATTGCTTTTGGCCACTATGACTTCCTTGGCGATGAACCGCTATAACGTCCTGCCAGCGTGGTACTACCGCTACGCGAGGTGCAAGCCGCTGACCTGCCTAACCTGTCTTGCGTTTTGGTGGGGCGTAGTTCTGACCATCACAACCTCCAGCCTTCCTTGGCTGCTTGCCATACCGGTTGGCCTATCCGCTGCCGGTCTGACGGTGCTGACCATTAAACTTTCGGAGAAATGACACTTGACGAAGCAATGCAGGTGCTATCGGTCAAGCACAAGCTCGACGGCTACTATGCCTCGCAGACGATGTCGCTTTCACCGGGCGAAGTGTCGATGCTGGAGAACGTCGCCAACGCCAACGGCTACGGACGGACTAACTGGTGGTGTGGATCATGCGCCGTTTCAAGGCTGCAGGAGATGATGGCGGCCGCAATGGACGCACGCGCACGATTATCGGTTGAATGATATTTACTACTATGCAGACACAACCCGACATTACAATCGAACAGGACGCGCGAGCATTGGACTGGCAGGATCGGGGTCACCTGTTGACAAACCTGTCAAACGTATTGGATTCGCTTGAGGAGAGCACAGCACCGAATGCACTGCATGCCAAGGTCGCGGTGATTGAGAAGATCATTGACATTGTAACAAATATGGAGGCATGAATAAAGCAGGCAGACCACCGAGTTTTGAAACGCCTGACGAAATGTGGGAGGCGTTTTCCGACTATTGCAAGAAAGCGAAGGCACAACCAGTTCGGGTTGAAGATTACGTCGGTGTCAAAGCAGACCGTGTACTTCGTGAGCGCGAGAATCCGCTGACGTTTGAGGGCTTTCAAGTCTATTGTTACGAGCAAGGAATCGGCAAGAGCATCGACCAATACTTCACAAATCCCGATGGCAGGTACGACAAATTTGTGGAAATCTGTACGCGCATCAAGACCACGATCCGCGCTGACCAAATCAGGGGCGGCATGACTGGCATCTACAATACGAGCATCACGCAACGTCTTAATGGCTTAGCTGATAAGACGCAGGCGGAGGTCAAAATCGAACAGCCGCTATTTAATGACTGAACTAATACACGGCGACTGCCTCGAGGTCTTGCGTGCTATGCCTGATTGCAGCGTTGACGCTGTTGTTACTGATCCGCCGTATGGCCTGTCGTTCATGGGTAAGAAGTGGGACTACGATGTGCCGGGTGTCGAGGTGTGGGCGGAGTGCCTTCGGGTGTTGAAGCCCGGTGGTCACTTGCTGGCCTTTGCGG